TATGGTGGTATACCAAAAGAGTTTTTAGCAATACCATTCTTTAATGAAGTAAATAACTTTATTTTTGATTTTTGGAAGTCCTGGGTGAATAAAAAACATTTTGAAACATATTTATATAAAAGAAAGGTAGAGATGTCTACATTAGGAGATATGTCACCACAAAAGTTATTTAACTATTATATACAATCAATGGAAACTGAAGCCAGTTCTGAAGCAATGGCCGATGTTATTAAGGTTCTAGAAAGCTACAATACTAAACTAATACTTTATACCTACGATAGTTTTACTTTTGATTTCGACCCTAAAGATGGAAAAGAGCTCATTTTGCAAATAAAAAGGGCTATGAAGTATCCAACTAAAATTAGTTATGGGGTTAATTATGGTCAACTAAATGATGTTTCTGATCGTTTTTGTTGATATTTATAGATTGAGGTTAATGTATGAAATCACTAATAAACAAACTTGTACGTGAATGGGCTTGGCGAGTAAATAATGGCATGCCAGATCCAAAAGATAGAAGTCATCTTGATATATTAGCTGACGTTTTTAGGTCGATGAAATATTCTGAACAATTCATATCAGAATACATAAGTCAACTTTCAGAGGTTGATGATGAAACCGTTATCAAATACAAAGACGAAGATGGAAAAGATGCAGAAATGCTAGCAAAGACGGCAAGGACTATGCCAATGGATCACCCTGCAAAAAAGGCATGGGATGTTGAAAAAGAAAAAGAAGCTACAGGCTCGGATAAAAAAGAGCCAGAAGCAGGTCAGGTATCCTTTGACAGAACTGCCGGTAAAGAAGATGATACTAAAGAAAAGCCTAAAAACAATTTAGATACAAGAAAAGAATTAGCGACTGATCCAGATGTTGTAGATGCGGTAACAGATTTTCTCAAATATTTAGACAATAAACAGAAAGAAGCTTTGAACCTAGAAAAAAGAGCTTCTGCAAAAGAAATACAAAAATTAGAAAATCTAAGAAGCGCATTAGAGAATTTACCAGGAGATTCCAAAAATACAGTTGCTGTTGCTCAAGCTCTAGCCCATTTATACGAAGGTAGAGAAAACTCTGGAATGGGAAAAAACAGACATGGAGAGCAAGATATAAAAGCTCTAAAAGAAAATGAAAGTAGACTAATAGAGGCTTATGGAGATGGAAGCCCTGAGCATATAGAAAAATTTGTTAGAGAAACTAGATCTATAAAAATTACCGAAGAATATGTTGATGCATCATATGAACAATTGCCAAAGTCCTTACAGGATGCATTAAATAGAAAAGGAAAGACAGGTGATGCAGGAAAAGGAATACACTTTTTAGGATATAAAAAGAAAGATGGATCTACAACGTCTGACCATACAGATCCAGATATAGTTGAAGAGGTAAGAGGAAATACAGGTACAAAAGATAGAGGAAAACTTGTTTGGAGAATGTATTTAGAACAAGGAGGACGATGTGCATATACAGGTTTACCGTTAAGACTAGAATCTATGGATCTAGAACATGTTGTAGCTTTTGACAATAAAGATAATGGTGAACCAACAGAAGAAGATTACAAAAATAGAGAAAATGATAAAAACCTAGTACTAACTGCTTCTAATGTCAACCAACAAAAGAAAGACTTGAACATGAAAGACTATTATGAGCAGAGAATAAAAAGAGACTATGATAAAACTCCAGAAGAATTTAGAAGTATAGGAGAAGTCTTTGAAGAAGCAAATAGAATAGATTCTATAGCTGAAACTTTAGCTCCAACATTATTAGACAAAGGAATACTAAAAGAAGATGTCTCATCAAAAAGTCTAGAGGAACATTTTGAACAAGATGATGCAAGATTTGAAAATACCAGAAAAGTTTTGAGAGAAGTTGCAACAACTGACGAAGATAAAAAAGCAGCTGCTGGATTAAAGTCTGGTATGGGTAAAACAATTGTAATGAGTATGGGATTAACAAGAGGTATACCTGATAAGTCTGGAAGAAGAACACAAAAGTTTCCAGAATCAGTTTATAGAGCATTTTTAATATCTATGGCTTCAGTACCAGTAGAAGAGAGAGAAAAATATAAAGAGGGATGGCAGGCAAGTATTAAAGATGCAAGTCAAGATGATGTGCGAAAGTCTGGAAAAGGTAAAGAGGTTTTTGTTAGAAAACTAATTGAAAGAGGTTTAATATCCGATGATGTACTGGATTCAAAACTAGGAAAGGTATTTAAGTAATGAGAACACAACTATTATGCACATTTACTAATAATAAAGTCCTATCAAAGACTATTGATAAGATAGTAGATGCGTATGATATTTTGTATAATAAGATTTTTGTCCTAAAAAATGCAGATGACGTTAGAGAACTAATGTGTACGTATAATATTGATGCAAACGGAGATGTTAAGATATTACCAGATACCATATCACTACACAGAAAGAAACAGACAAATACGCTATATACAATAAACGCTCTCAACGAGTGTATAAAAATATGCAACAATGGGGTATTAGATACTTCATTCCAACTAGAATGGGAAAGTTATAGAGACAGTATTTTATTAACCAACGATTCTGGCCTTCGTAGAATAGATACAGAGGTACAAGAAATAATATACATAAAAGTAAAGCGATGAATCCAAAAAAAGCAGCAGAACTCATATTTGATAAATTAGCGATGGCAAAGGTTATCGGAAAACAGAATAGAAAGAGAGCAGTTGGAATTATAGAATTTCAACTTCGTGCATTTAGATTTGCAAACGAAGGAACAACTGATGAGACTTTAGGGCTACGATACACTACACCAGTAGGCAAAAAGCATACTGCCCCAAATAATCCACCATACGATCCAGAGGCTCATCTAAAGAGAAGAGATAAAGACGAAGAAGAATTAAAGGGTCTTTTGATGGATTTGATTAGAAAAGAACTAAAAAAACTTTCAAAAAAATAGTGAAATAATTCACTCCAGATTTTTTTATTTGAAATATTTTTATTATATTTATACTAAATAAACATTAACAAGTAATTATTAAAAATTAACTAATGAGTAAACTGACACTAGCAGTACTTCTATTTTTGTTCGGTCAAACAGTTATCTGGTTTCAAACCAACGGACAATTCATCTGGACATGGTTCCAAAAAAATCCTTTAATATTATCAATAGTCGGTGGCACATCAATATCTTATGCTTTCATACTAGCAACAAAGTATGCTTTTGAGCATTTTGATGGTTTGTTATGGCCTGGTAGATTTTTAGGTTTTGCACTTGGAATTAGCTCTTATGCAATTTTAACTTGGATATTCATGGGAGAAGGAATAACGCTGAAGACTCTTACGTCATTGATACTCGCGACAGGAATAATTTGTGTTCAATTATTTTGGAAATAATTTTTCTATGTCAAATAAATTTATTATATTAAAAATATGGCAAAACAACTAGGTTACGCATGTATTAACATGGAATTATCGGCTCAAGGTGTATCTTGCAACAGAAGTATGATACGCAGAACATTCGATGCAAAAGGCATCTCTTACTGTTCAGAACTAATTTTAGAAAACTTAAGAAATCTAACAAAAATTGTAAGTTGGAATAATCAAAACAATATCAAGGTCTATCGCATGTCTAGTGATATGATGCCTTGGATGTCTGAATATGAATTGACAGATTTACCAGATTTTGATAAAATATCTAATTTGCTACGTGGCATTGGTAAATTGGCAATGGATAATGGTCAACGTCTATCATTTCATCCCGGCCAGTTTTGTGTACTAGCTTCTCCAAACGAAGAAGTAGTACTAAATGCTATGAATGAACTTAATAAGTCTGCACAGATTATGGATCTGATGGGATTACCAAAGTCTCGTATGGCAAAAATTAACATTCATGTCGGTGGTGCTTATGGCGATAAAAAATCTGCTCTTGAAAGATTTTGTAAAAACTTCTTACGCCTACAACCATCTGCTCAAGCACGTCTTACGGTCGAAAACGATGACAAAGGTAATATGTATTCTGTAAAAGACTTGTATGAAGGCGTATACAAAGTAGTTGGCATACCTATCGTATTTGATTACTACCATCATAAGTTTTGCACAGGTGATATGACTGAAGAAGAAGCCTTAAAACTTGCTGTTTCAACTTGGCCAAAAGGTGTAAAACCATGTACTCACTATTCCGAGTCAAGAAGAGCCGAACAAAAACTTATTATAGAGCAAATATGTGATAACAATAAAATCACTATGGAACAAATGCAAGATTGGCCAACACTAGCAGGTATGTACAAAGAATTTAGCAAAATAAAGGAACAAGCTCATTCAGATTATATTACTGAAGAGATTAAAGATTACGGTCTAGATATTGATGTCGTTGTTGAAGCAAAGGCAAAAGAACTAGCTGTTAAAAAATACTATGAAAAAACTTTAACAGAAGTTTTATAGTATGAATTTTTTTTATTATATTAACTAACTATTAACAATTAAAAGGAGAATTAAAATGGCAATTGATTTAGATGCAATCCGTCGTAAGTTAAACAACTTACAATCTCAAACAAAGAGAACAGATAACCTTTGGAAACCTAAACCAGGTTCTAATCAGGTTAGAATCGTACCTTATCAGCACGATAAAGATAATCCATTCTTGGAATTATTCTTTCACTATGATTTAGGCAAAAGAAATTATTTATCACCGGTAACTTATGGTGAGTCTGACCCAGTAGTAGAATTTGCAGACAAACTAAAATCTACAGGTAACTCAGATGACTGGAAATTATCAAAAAAGCTTGAACCAAAAATGAGAGTTTATGTACCAGTTGTTGTAAGAGGAGAAGAAGGAGATGGTGTTAAATTTTGGGGTTTTGGTAAACAAGTTTATACTGAGCTATTAGGTTTTATCGCTGATCCAGATTACGGTGACATTACAGATTTAAGTGCAGGTAGAGATATTGTAGTAGAATTTACGCCTTCAGAAGGTGCAGGTACATATCCAAAAACTGCAATTCGTGTAAAACCTAATCAAACACCAGCAACTGAAGATAAAGGTTTAGCTGATACTATTATGAATGGTCAGTCTGAAATCTTTAGCATCTTTAAAAAGCAAAGTTATGATGATTTGAAACAAGCATTGGAATCTTGGTTAAACCCTGAAGGTGAAGGAACAGATGATGGTCCAAACGATCTTCCATGGGAAACTAACAATTCTAATACTAATACAGAATCACCTAAAAAAGAAGAAGCTACTGCACAAAAAGCATCAACAACTGATGATATTAGCAAAGCTTTTGACGATTTATTTAATTAAGATATGGCAAGTAAAAGAGAAGATAGAGATAGTTTAGCAGGAATCTTAGCAGATTCTCTAAACAAAAAGTTCAAAGACTATAAAGTCGCGTACTTTCTCGATGGTGCAGAAGATACACCAACTGATCTTACTGAATGGATAAGTACAGGGTCTTCTATGCTAGACATGGCCATTTCTAATCGCAAGAATGGAGGTATACCAGTTGGTAGAATTACCGAAGTAACTGGTCTAGAGGCATCAGGTAAGTCTCTTGTCTCTGCTCAAATTTTAGCTAATACACAAAAACAAGGAGGTCTTGCAGTTTATATTGATACTGAAAACGCCATGAATGAGGAGTTTTTAAGAACAATAGGAATAGACCTACAAAAAATGTTGTATATTCAACTTGAAACGGTTGAAGATATATTTGAGGTTATAGATAATATCATAACTAAAGTTAGAGAAAGCGAGAAGAATAGGCTAGTTAGTATAGTAGTAGATTCAGTTGCAGCCGCAACAACTA